GGTCGCTCCCGCCCCATTGGCCCGGTTGCCCCGTCGCGTCGGCCGCACACCAAAGGCCGACGACGCGGTGCGAGCCGTCCGTGTTGTGTTGGTTCGTTTCGACGCTGCCTTGCCAGCCGAAACCCGCTTGCGCCGCGGCGCTGAATGTTTCCGTCGCGCCGCCGATGAGCGCGTTGCCGAGGTATTGCGACCCGATGCACGTCGCCGGCGTCAGCGACACGTTTGAACCCCATCGGTTGTTTTGGATACTGGCGTAATTGACGCCCGCCGCCGCATCGACGGACAGGGAATAGCTGTAACCGGCCGGCGCATCGCAATCTTCAATCTGCATCTTGTAATTGTTCCCGGTGAGCAGGAACCCGGCGACCGCTGTTGCCGGCCCTTTGCGCAGAAACACGCGATTCGCGGCGCACTGGTAGGTGTATGCAAAATGAACGGCGCAGCTTGGCAGGGCGCCGACGACGCCGACCGGCGGGACAAAGATGTTTTTCGGCACGACGACAACGTTTTCGACGCCCGCGCCGACGATCAGAATTTCAAACGAAACCCCGGTCGCGTCGGCCAATGTCGGAATGTCGCCGTTTTGATCCTTCACCAGCGCGGTATGGCCGTCGCCGGAAATCGAATAGACCGTGTAATGCGTACCGGCGATGTTGACGACGGCGCCGAGGCCGTAATCCTGCCAGGAAAACGGCGGCGCGATCTGTGCAACCTGAATTGCATTACCGCCCGAAATCACGCCCTGCGCGGTTGTCATGCCTTCCATGCGCAAGAGCCACATCGTTTCGCCGCCCGCTTTCGCGTGCAACATCGTTTCGCCAAGGCCGACGATTTTGACGCCGCTTTTCAAAACAATTCCGGCGTTCGCGCCCTGAAATTCGCCAAAATCGCCCGCCAGATACAACGTGCCGCCCCCGGCCGCGGTGAGCGCGTCAATCGCGTTCTGGATGGTCATGTCGGCCGGGGAGGTGTCGCCGCCCATCGTGGCGCGCGTGCCGCGGCCACTATTAAGGAAAAGGACGTTGCCGAGTTCGCCCATGCGCGGGGAGTACATCTTCGCCGCGAGGTTGTACGTCGGCGGGTTGGCCGTGCTGAATTTCACGGCGAGCAGGGCGATAATGTACCGATCGACGACCGGCGAGCCGTTGAACCCCTGGACGTAAGAAAACACCAGCGTGCAAGCGGCCGGGTTGTACGTCGCAATGATCGCGTCGATGCGATAGCCGGCGCTGGCCGAGAAGCCGCTAGGGGGCGTGATCTCGATGAGCGACGGGATCGCGGCCACATCGACACGCCGCCCCTCGTCTGTGATGATCGTTCCCGCGGTCAACGAGAATGAGCCGCCGCCGAGACTTGTTAAGCGAAGGCCCGACCAGACGCCCCGGCGCTGCACGCCCGCGTGATAGGTGTCAAAATAATTGACCCAATCGTTCGTGGTCTTATGCAGCCAGTTGAAAAATCCCGCTGGCGGCGGCTGGCTTCCCGCGCCGCCGACCCATCCGAGCAATTTTTCGCCGGCCGAGGGTTCCGTGATCGAGGCATTCGGGCCGCTGGCAAACGCCGGCGTTTCGTTCGGGCGAACGGTCATAGCTTGCTCCGTGAATTTTTGTTATTCGACGATGACGGCCATTTGCCCCTGGTCGAAGCCGAGGCCGACGCCGCCCTCGAAGCAAAACGCGGCGGTTTCCGGCCCGGTGCTTACGAGGTCGAGGCGCACGCCCGCGAGGCGAGCGCGCTGCATGATGCTGTTGATGTTCGGGTGCGCAGCAGCCGAGCCGTCGAAATACATCATCATCGACGCGGGCGGGAATTCGCGGAAATGGACGCCGCCCGCCGTCGATTGCGTCAGTTCGGCCAGAATCGCAATCAGCGTTTCCGGTTCGCCGCAACTTTGAAGGAACAAATACCAGCATCCCAGGTCGCGGCGGTAGCTGTCATCGGTTTGGCCGTTGACGCGCGGCAGCCCCAAAATCTTGCCGATCACGTCAAGCTGCGTGCCTTCGGCCCCTGGCATGGACGGGTCGAAGCCGTAAGCCGACCGATCGAAGAATACGCCGAGCATTCGGCGCGCCAGCACGTCGTAAAGCACGTTTTCAAGGCTCTGCGCGCGGTCGCCGATCAGCGCCGCCAAGGCCACGATGCGCGGCTTGCCGATGAACGGGTCCGTCAATCGCGCAACCGCAGCGGTTTCATGGTCCGTTATTTTCGGGGTCGGATAGAGGGGGAGCAATTCAGTCGTCATCGGGAGTCACCGTCACGGTTACGCGCGTCGAGTCGAAGTCGGCAATCTCGCCGGACCCGATAATCAGCTTCGTCGTGCCGAACCCTGCCGGGTCGGCCGTGGTCCGCGAAAGCGTAAGGGTCGAGTCCTCGACGTTCGGCAACGACGTAATCGGCCCCAGGTATTTGTTCGGCACGACGTTCGTGTGAATGTTTTGGATTGCCGTCGCCTGGGCGAGCACGGCCGCAATCGTGTCAAGCTGCGCGCCCGTCGCCGCCGTCGTCGTCGTCGCCGTCAAACCGGCCAGGACCGCATACGAGAACGTGTAGCCGTCGAAATTGCCCGTCAGGGTAAATTCGCCGTTGTTCGCCGTCGCCGCGGCCGTAACCGGGACGAACGACAAGCCGCTGCTGCCGTTGATTACGGCCAAAAGAGCCGTGCGAACGCTGGCCGTGGTCGCGCCGACGCCCGAATTTACGGTGAACGTGTTGCCGTTGATGATGACGGCGTAGTTCGTGTTGTCCTGCACCGTGCCGATCTCGACCGTTGCAACCATCGGCACGCCGTCGATGTAGTCGGGGCCGACCACAAGGGCGACTTGCATCCAAACCGGCACGAGCGCCGCGCGTGTGAACACGACCGTTTGCGGGTCGCCCTGCGAATCGACGACGGTTTTCGTAATCGTGTTCGCCGGGTTCGTCGCGGTCGAGCAGAACGAAATGCCGCCGCCCTTGACCGCCCAAAGTTCCGCCGCAACCGCGGCGTCGTCGCCGCCGTTCACAATGACCTCGACGCTGTGCGGCGGTCTGCCGTCCGCGTCCGTGTTGTCCGTCGCATTTTCGATCACCAGCACCGCGGCTACGTCCGCGACTTCTTGCAAAAGCTGGTTTTGAATCGCGTCGATGACGCCCGCGCCGGTCGATTGCATGGCATTGGCGCGGCGAACCCGAAACTGCGCGTCCGTTTCGATGTTGCGGCCAATTTCCGCATCGAGGGCGTTTGTGACCGAAGCAATGCCGGGGATCGGCGTTACGAGTGTGTTCAACTGCCCCGCCGGCGCCGCGATCGGGCCGAAATCCGAGGCGAGCATGTTGACCGTGGCAATGCCGCCCGCCACGACAACCGTTTCCGTTGCGGTGAAAAGGTCGCCGGTTATCGCCACCGCGACAACCGACCCCACGGCGACAACCGACCCATCGACGCCCAGGAACGAGCAGACGGCCGTGCTTTGCGTAGCCTTGAGATATTTGATCCCGGCGAGCGCGCCCACCGCGGCGAGCGCCGCGCCCTCTGCGTAGTCAGGATTCTGCGAATTAAACACCGCCTCGGTCAGTTCCCATAAATCCGCCTCGCGCTCCGCGGCAATGTTCACGAGTTGGCCGAGCGCGCCGTCCGGTAAAAGGTTAACCGTTGGCCCGAACGCCGGCGCGCCTTGCAGCGCCGCTTGAATTTCGCTCACGATTTCGGGGTAACGTTTCCGCACGAACCCGGCCGGCGTCACGCCGTAAATTTCTTGCGTCACGAAATCCCCCCAAACGACATGGATAACGTGTCGCCGGTCATCAGTTGAACGGTAAAACTCACGGTCAAAACTCGCTTCACGAGCGCGTACTGTATCGGGGCCGTCAGGCGCGCCACTCCCGGCGTCGTCAAGATCGCATCGACGAAAACCGAATTCAGGACGGTCGGGTTGAGGCTTTGGCCGAGAACGTGCTGGTAGTACGGCACGCCGAAAGTCGGGTCATCAAACCACGTTCCCAAAAACGTGCCGAGCCGCACGAGCAGCCTTTGACGCACGGTGTCGGGGCCGTCCACGATGCCAAGCGCCCCGTTCTGGTCGAGCAGCAAGTCGCCGTAGTTCGGCGAAGCGGGGTTGTTGTCGAGTTGGAGATCGGTTGCCATTGTGCGTTATCCAATCGCCTATAAGAGCGACACGAGCGTTTTTTGCGATTGCACAGCCGGAATGATCGACTGAAAGGCGGTCAAGAGCAGCGGCGTAACTTGGCCGTTCGTGATAACCATTGAGGGAGCGCCAGCCGCCAAAATGGCGACAATCGCGGTCGCCAGGGCGTTGATGATCTCCGTCGCTTGCTCGCTGGTCGCGGCCCCCAAACCGACTACGCCTAACCCATTGTTCGGGTCGCCAAGGTGAATCTTGGCCGCGGCCTGAATGTCGCAATCTCCCTGGCTGGCATTAACATCGACGACAGGGGCATCAACCGCGGCCGATTCCCCGCCGATCAAACTCGCCGCTTTCGCCGCGCTCGCCTGAACGGCCCCATCAGCGCCGACCTTCACAAAGTTCGCGCCGTTCGTGATCGTGATTGTGCCATCCGGCCCAATACGAACCTCGGCCTTGCCCGCGGCGCAGATGCGACCCATTACAAGGTCGGTCGCGTTGACGCCAGCGGCGGGGGCAATGGCTTCGCCAAAAGGGTACAAACCGGGGTACGCCACGGCGTCGGTCAAATTGTGCGCCCGCGTGTCGAGGGGGTCCACGTTCTGCGCGGACGCGCCAGTGAGAAAAATATCGAGGCTGCTGTCACTGAAAAACAACGTCACCATGTCGCCGGCCGCAAGCGGCAGAACGAAATACGTCTTTGCCGTCCGTTGAAAAATAACCGGCACGCCGCGGACAGGCGGCAAGAGGGCGGGGGGTTGCCCTAAAATCGTCGTCAACAATACCGGCTGCACGTCGGCCGATTGCGTGGCCGGGTAGTAGGTCAACACCCGCGCCGGCAGCATGACGCGCATGTCGCGCGTGTGGTCCGCGACCCATTGTTTGATCGCGGCCGACGTGCTGTCGGACCCCTTCATTACTGGCATAAAATACCTTCAACTTCGGTCGTGAAGTCGCCGCCGTGCGAATCGCCCTTGTGAACGATGCGCCCGAATTTATAGAGGCCCGAAAAAGCATCCTTTTTGTCGTCGGTCGTGTGAATTACGTTGTGCTTGCTCCAAATCGCCAGATCGGGGCGCAAGAGCGAGCGAAAGCGCACGCCGCCGTGATCCATCCGTTCGGGGTACGCGATGAGGCCCGTTTTCGCGCTAATCTCGGTCGGCGTGTTCCCGATGTCGCCAGTGACCGGCGCGACGACGGCCACGTTGTTGTCGAAAAACCAAACGAGATCGTGCCGTTCGCACATGCGTTTGAGAATGTCGCGCGAGAACCCCGACAACGAAACCGAGCGGTAAAATGCTTGTTGGTAAACCGCCATCGCGCCGTGGTTGAGGCGGTCGCTCGTCGCCAGCACCGTGTTGTTGGCAAAAACTTGCATCGCGTTCGCGCACAACAAGGCGCGGTCGGTCTGCCCCTTCCACGCCGCGCCGAAACTGTAAAAAAGCCGCCCGAACACATACGCCGCAATTTGCCCGGGCGCGACTTCTTCGTTCACGACGCCGCAACGATAGGCGAAATCGCCCTCGCCGCCTTCGACGGTCGTAATCCAGTCCGCGCCCTCGTGCTTGTGAACCACGTTTGTAATGTCGGCAATCGTCACGGCCGGCAACGACGCGACTTTAACCGTGTCGTTGAGTCCAATCCCCAACTCGTCGGCGTAGCCGGCGCGCACCGTAATCGCCTGTGGGGGGC